GAAGTGTTTACACTAGTCAAAGGGTATCAAGTTGGTAAGAAGGGTGGATTTGTTACTGTTAAAAATGACGGACAGTTTGCAATGGGTGGACCTCAGGTCCGTGTCAATGTAGAAAGCATTGAGGATATTGAATTTTTGAATGGAGAGACAGTGGCAGATAATACAGTAGAGTTTAAAGTCAAGGCAGAAGTGTCCAAAGAAACTGAAGTAGAGGCAATGGACCGCATTGCACTACGTTTCGGCATTCTTGATGAAATGGCAAGTGCTTGTATCAGCGGTGACATTCGTGCTATGATTGTGTCAGGTCCTCCCGGAGTTGGTAAGTCACATGGCGTTGAAAAGCAAATGGAAAAGTCAAGCATGTTTGACAAGATTGCCGGCAAGCGTGTTCGTTTCAATGTTGTTAAAGGTGCTATGACTGCACTAGGTTTGTACACACAGTTGTACAAATATTCTGACACAAAAAATGTGTTGATTTTTGATGACTGCGACAGTGTGTTTGCTGATGAATTGGCTTTGAACATTCTGAAAGCAGCATTGGATAGTGGCAAGACTCGCAAGATTTGCTGGAATAGTGACAGTCGTTTGCTACGTGAAGAAGGTATCCCGAATCAATTCAACTTTAATGGTAGTGCTATCTTTATCACTAACTTGAAGTTTGAAAACGTGAAAAGCAAGAAATTGCAAGATCACTTGGAAGCACTACAAAGTCGTTGTCACTTTCTGGACCTGACTATCAATAGTGAGCGTGACAAAATGTTGCGTATCAAGCAGGTCCATCGTGATGCTGAAGGTGGGTTGTTTGTTGATTACAACTTTGAAGAAACCCAATCTACTGAAATTCTAGATTTCATGTGGGAAAATCATGGCAAATTGCGTGAAATGAGTTTGCGTATGTGCTTGAAGATTGCCGATCTAGTTAAGATCAGCCCAGCAAACTGGAAAAATCTCGCACGTACTACTTGCATGAAGAATGCTTAATTAAAACATAAGTTTTATAGGGGAACAATTGTTCCCCTTTTTTTGCCTTTATATTTGCTTTACCTATTTGTTTCTGTTATACTAAGTACTAATTATGAAACAATGTAAAATAATCGTCAGGGATGAAGTCAATGTAAAGATTGAAGGTCTAGAATTGACTGAACGGAAATCTCTAGTAAAGATGTTTGAGTACGAAGTGCCCGGAGCAAGGTATCTTCCCGCGGTCCGTCTAGGTAGGTGGAATGGTAAGGTAAGTTTCTTTAGTCTCGGTGGTAGTAGCTATGTCAATCTACTACCCGAAATACTTCCCTATATAGATGAAAAAGGTTATGACATTGAACTAGAGGACCTTCGTACATACAGTACAACATTCAATTTTAGTGAAGTGTCCGAGGCTACGTTTAAACATAAAAATTGGCCTAAAGATCATCCAATTGAGGGTCAACCAGTTGTACTGCGTGACTATCAAATATCAATCATTAATGAGTTTCTAAAGAATCCACAATCACTACAGGAGATTGCTACGGGAGCAGGTAAGACATTAATCACAGCAGCATTAAGTTGGTCTATTGAACAATACGGACGTAGTATTGTTATCGTCCCGAACAAAAGTCTTGTAACACAAACAGAAGCAGATTACATTAATCTAGGATTAGATGTTGGTGTATACTTCGGTGATAGAAAAGAATACAACAAGACACATACAATCTGTACATGGCAAAGCCTTAACAATATGCTTAAGAAAACAAAAGCAGGTGAAGCAGAAGTTGAGATTGGTGACTTCTTAGAAGGTGTAGTTTGTGTCATGGTAGACGAGGTTCACATGGCCAAGGCAGACGCACTAAAAGAACTATTGACTGGTGTAATGAGTAACATCCCAATTCGTTGGGGCTTAACTGGAACTATACCTAAAGAAAAATTCGCAAGTCAAGCTATCTTTATCAGTCTCGGTAATGTTATTAACAAGCTATCCGCTAGCGAATTACAGGATAGAGGGGTACTAGCACAATGTCATGTAAACATTGTACAACTACAAGATGGGGTTGAGTTTAGTAATTACCAATCTGAACTAAAACATTTACTTGAAGATGGTAAACGATTAGATAAGATTACTCAATTAGTAGATGTAATTAAGAACAGTGGTAATACACTGATCCTTGTTGATAGAGTAGCGGCCGGCAAAGAACTACATAATAGGTTAGCCGAACTACTACGTAATTTCAAAACAGAATATGATGTTGTATTCGTATCAGGTAATACTGGTATGGATGAACGTAAAGAACAATATGATGAGGTTGCAACAGCAACTAACAAAATCATTATCGCTACATATGGTGTAGCAGCAGTTGGTATTAACATTCCCCGAATCTTTAATCTTGTTCTTATTGAACCGGGTAAGAGTTTTGTTCGGGTAATTCAAAGTATCGGTCGTGGTATTCGTAAAGCTGAAGATAAGAACTTTGTTCAGATTTGGGATATCACAAGTAATTGTAAGTTTGCTAAACGCCACCTTACACAAAGAAAAGCATTCTACAAAGAGGCTAACTACCCGTTTGATGTAGAAAAACTCGCATATAAATGATATAATAATACTATGAGAATTTTAACCCTAGATAACGAATACTATAACTTAGAGACATTGCCAGAGGAGATAGATGATTTACGTTTTGCGATACTAGATAACAGTAACCCAAGTAATGTAGATTATCATTATATCCCATTAATCTTTTTAGAAAGTTTTAATGCCCCGGCACTTGTGTTGAAGATTGGCAAACATACAATTAAGATGCCAGTAGATTGGCAGATATTGATTGGTGAAAAAGAGCATGGTGATTTAGAAACATTGCCACTAACAAGTATCAATGACAGAGGGTTTAATGCGTTTGAATTTAATCCATTAACTAGTTTTAGTCCTACATTCTTACCTATTGAGATTGTAGATATCTATCACGATGTAACATGGTATGCCCCTAGGTTAAAGAACGGGCAGTTTCTATGTGTACCATTGAATGATGGACCTAAACCCGAGTGTGTATATTTTGTAAAAGAGATTAGTCGTAATTGTGAGATAATAGATTATAGTCAGGCATTCTAATGGCAACGAGAAAAGCAATAGTTCCAGTTGATGAAAAATTTGACAAACAAGATTTAGACTTGTTTGAGGTCCTTGCCGCATTAGATAAGAAAGATTATGATTTTTTTGATAGACTAAGTCCTGAACAACAAAAGAAGTTTGTCCCGTTCACAATGATACAATGGCTTAGTGCTATTAAAGGTAGTGAGGGATTAAGTCGTTACTATGTAATGAGTACGGCAGAGTATGCGAACAAGTATCTATTCAATGAGAACATTCAGAAACATCCTAAACTACAATGGTTGATGATGTGTGCTAGTAGTCCGGGCTCAGGTAAACAATTTCATCAGTGGATACCCAACATCAGTCCTAAAGTAAGCAAATTACAAGCAGCAGCTAAACTAAAAGATATCAAAGAGTATTACAAGAAGATATATCCTAGAGCGGATAGTGATGATATTGACGCAGTAAGTGAAGCGTTTGTAGTTAACCAAAAACGCAAACTTAAATTAGCAGAATTGTTTCCTAATATGAAACTAACAGACATTGAGACATTAAATGAAACTATTACTGAAGAACAACTTAAGCAATATGAAAGAGACCTCGGCAATTAAAAAGACAGCAAAGTATGGCTGTGAATTTTGTAAGAGGGAGTTCTTGCGTGAATCAACCACGCTTAGTCATGTATGTGAACAGAAACGTAGATGGTTAGATAAAGATAATCATGGAAATAGAATTGGGTTTCAATGTTGGTTAGAGTTTTATAAAAAGAATACATCAAAACGAAAGAATCTTAAACAAGAAGATTTTATTAAGAATCCATATTACATTGCGTTTGTTAAGTTTGGTAATTATTGTGTTAATATCAATGCTATTAATATCCCAAGATTTACTGATTGGCTATTAAAGAATCAAGTTAAGATTGACAATTGGTGTAGTGATAGTACATACACTAAATATCTGATTGAATTTTTGCGACATGAAGATCCATTTGATGCTATACATCGTAGCATTGAAAAATGTATAGAGATGGCAAGTGACGCCAACATACAGCCGCATGACTTATTGAGATATGGAAATGCCAATAAGATTTGTTATGCGATAACAACGGGTAAGATTAGTCCATGGTTGTTGTATCAAAGCGACAGCGGTGTCCGTTTTCTAGATACATTAAATGAAGGCCATGTTAAAATGATCATTGATTATATAAATCCAGAACAGTGGGCAATAAAGTTTAAACGTGACGCAGAACTTACAAAACGAATTAGTGACACCCTCAAAGAAGCAGGGTACTAGGGTTCGCATCCCTTGGATGAAGGGTGATACGATAAGTGCTTGGGATGAAACTTGTATTTGGGCAATAGAACAATTTGATTTGCCGGGCGGGAAGTTTTATACACACATGACAGAAGATTACATGGATTTTATATTCAAAGATGAGAAAGATGCAATACATTTTAGTTTAAGATGGTTATGAGAAGTTGGCAAGATATACGTCCGGGCTGGTATGAATATGTTATTAAACTAGATGAAAACCGCTGGAGAGAACATCGAATTGAAGTGGTAGAATGGTTATGTAATAAAATTGAAAATCACGAAAGACATACAGTATGTACCTGGGACGAGTATCAAGTAAAAATTAAGTTTAGATATCAACGTGATTATATATTTTGTAGTTTAAGATGGTAGCAACTGTTAAAGTTTATGACAAACAATGGGCACCGATGTTACATTGGTTACAAGAAAACATTGGCCCTCTGTTACATAGTAAACCAATAATATTTTGGCATGGCAAAGGATGGCATATGAAGTTGGGACGAGAAATAGGCGCCATGAGTATACGACATAGTGTTATTACAGTAGATTTTGATACCCCCGAACATGCAACTTGGTTTGGATTGATTTGGCTATGATAAAGAAACGGGCTATGGCTAACAATAGATGGGTAACCAACATGGCAACACAATGGATAGATGAAATCAACGTGAAACGCCTTGAAACTGGGTACGCTGACAATCAACCTAATTGGCCCTACTGGGTACGTCCACACAACTACGATGAAAAAGAGTGGTATGACATGGACAAATGGT